TCTGACTTTAAATTAAATAGTTTATATATTGTTGACATATTAACTATCCCTCTGAAAAGAGGAACTTTGAAGGCTGAACCTAAAAATATACTAATCCACCCAGAGGGTGGTTCATATATAAATAGGAGGTAATTCGTCACATTACCTGACCACCTTCTAGTAAAGGTTGATTAGTTAACGATGTTTAAGACACCGGTGCACTAAATAGTGCACAAATCTAACTAGCGTTTAAGACGCTACCACACAAAAGGTGTGGAACAGTTATCCGAAGATAACGCAAGGAGGAGCTTGAAGGAAAGTTAATCCTGCTCCAGTACCAAGGGCTTCATAGACATCACCCGTTACGATAGGCGAAACCGATATAATATCAGTGCCTGGGAAACGAGGTCTTATTAGAAAATCCCGTTCAGTAAATGATATTTTAGTAGGTTGATAAATAAGCTTAGTCTGAAGTTCGGTATCCGTTACTTCCAATGAGCTCTCAAACGCAGGTGTAAGAGCATTGAGACCACTAGATATTTGCCCATCAGACAATATAGCACAAGGTCCCACGCGCAGATGATTAGTTGTAGGATCCTGAGCTATGATTTCAATAAATTTAGTAGTATCCTTCGGTATAGCCACAAATTGAGTAAACACATCATCCGAACACGGAACTTCAGCTCCAGTGGTTTGTCGAAAGGGTTGACGTGTTGAAATTAATTTTCGATTTGAATAGAAGGGTCTCTCAACTTCAAGGAAATTGTTAATTTGGTTTTCTACAATCATTTCACCTGATAAAGGGACAGAATTTGTGGAAGCAGGGGCAATATTATAGACTCCCGATGTACCAACAGTAGCATTCAGGGTACCAAAGGGTGTCTGTTTTTCATTCCAGTAGGGTCCCGTATAATTCGGGACATGTAACAAACGGGACATCATATAAGAATCAGCCGTAGCCATCATTTTATATCTCCTACCACCATAAGCAAATCGAAATATATTCGAAATAGCTTCATAATTTGACTGTTTGAATCCCTTAAGAGTATTCATATGTAGAGATAAAGTGACTCCACCGGGTTGTGCTTGACGTCTTCCCGCATTGGTATTAGCTGCGGAGAGTAAGATATGTCCAGGGGTTTGAGTCGATGGAACTGTAGGTGCTGTGAATCTATTTGCCAGTTGGGCTAGGGATGTAATATCTTCACCATTGCACATTAAAACATTATCATGAGCCGTATCCTGCGTATTCGGTGTAATACGTAAACCCGATTCACAATAAAAATCATTAGTTTCAATGGGTGGATCTGCTAATCTAACATTAACAGTTGGTACAGATAGTTTGTAATCTTCTCCAGCACTGATAGAAACAAATATTGGAACAGAATTAGCTGCACTACTAAGATAACCTAATTCAGTGATTGCATAAAACCGTAAATAGGGATTATAACATTCTCTACCTGCTGAAAATATAGCATTACCACCTATATAATTCCCGTTTTTAGAACCCGCAGTTTCTGGTATTACATCATTATCGGGTACACTACCAATAAGTGAAAAACCTGCATTGTTCATATAAGGTATTTCTATGCTATAGTAATTTGAACCTCCTTCTTCTCCATCATTCCCGTTTAGATCGATAACCATACCATAATTAGTTGATAACAAACTATTTATGGATGAGGGCGAACTAGTCGAAGATAAGCGGTTATATGGGTCGAAAATAACTGCGAACCTACCATAATGGAATTTTGTCTTGATAAGACGCAACCCAATCTTGATAGTTCCAGTATATCTGGCAAAAAGATTACTAACATAATCAAAAGTTC